CTAAGAAGCTGGGCTAAGCCCTAACGTACCGGCAAGCTCCGGCCAGTTCTTAGCGGACATGATTCGCTCTTGAAGAATGTTCTTTGATCTGGCCGAGCTAATCACTTCGCCCTTATCGTTCTTACGTTCGTCATAGAAGCCGGGAATGTGGATCGAATCCCACATGGCCTTGTTAGCCAAGTCCCAAATGAACGCCTTAAGCTCCGTAAGGGCCGGTGCGACCTCCACAGTCTTGGTCTCTCCGGTCTCCTCGTCTTTGGACGTGGTGCCTTTGATGTTGTACCCGTTCGGACCCTTGAGGCTAGCGTAGGTTTTTTTACCGTCCTTGCTCTTACGGTGGAACACTTCAACGCGGAACGGCTTACCCAAGAGTTGCGCCATGTGCGTAGCCGTGCCGCCGTGCGCAGCGTTCATAGCCGTAAAGAGCTTGAAGAAGTTAGCAAATTGGCTGTAATCCAAGGCTTCTCGCACGGTGACCCGGTGCGGAAGAAGCGTACCGTCATCCAGCTTACGCCGTTGGTGGTTCGGGCCGGACAATTCAAAGATCAAATCCACCTTGTCACGGAGAACCATTTTCTTTTGCATGTTTTCTTCTTCATGCTTGCCAAGCTCAAAGTAGCCAACGAGGCGCGCACGGGCCATGCCAGCGGCGGGAGGCGTGTACTCAGCGCTCGGCTTAACCTGGCTCATGTCCGGGCCAGTCTTGGCGGCTTGGGCGATAACGTCTGCGAGATTAAAAGCGTTCTTATCCATCGTACCACCTCCTCCTTGGGAATTGGACCGAGTGTAGTCACCGCCCTAGCATCAACGCAATCTTTTATTTGGAGTACATATTATGTGTGGGTCGTTTCGCAAAAGGGCTGGCACATGCCACCGACAACCTCTTCATGCCCTACGCACGACATATTTGGTTTCAGGAAACCGGCCGGATATTCATTTCAAGGCCCTGTCTCGCCGCCTCCGGCAATATTGTCATCAACTCTTGTGGAAATAATTCTTGATAAGGTCCGCGTTTCTGTACGGCACTATGCTCAAATGCGGCGAATACGCCCACCCTGCACATGTCTTGGACAAATCTTTCGAATTCCTGCGCATCAAAGAGTCGATAAGGGATTTCATCTACCAACGCCGATGAAAGCCCAATTTTCTCCAATCCGGATAAAATCAACTTCCGCAGCTCCGCCACCTGCGGCGGCGTGAATATTCTCCAGTTTTCCAGCGTAACTACCGCGTTATACATTGGCAAACCGTTTGGAACAAAATCCGGCTGAAAGCCTCCGCGAGCCTCAGTTATGTTCTTATAGTTTTGAACAAAAAACTCCCCAAGTTTGGTCAGATCAGCAGTGTCCGACAGCGATTTTCCAGCCAGCGTCATCCTTTTTGTTTTGCATTCGACAAATACATGGGCGTTAGCGTCGCTAATGCGCCAGTCGGAGCCATCGCGAGGTTTGCCCTTTCCCATGCTGTACGGCTTCTCGTCACGCACGATAAAACGATCATGCGGCAAAACCGTCCGCAAAACCTCTCCAACGTACACGTGAAATGCCGCCCCATATGCAGAATTAAGCCATGGGTCATGGCGTGGCAGATCGTAGTAAATTCCCTCGGTAATCCTCCAAAGGAGTAAATGTTGGCTAAGTCCGAATGCGACACCGGGTGCGAACGAGCTTGTTATCAACGGTTTTCCGCGAAGGGCGTTGTATGATGACGCCCAGGTGTGATCATACTTTTGCGTTGCCTGCATCTGAGTTCGGAGCGTGCTTACGTCCTCTGAAACCAGCGAAAAAAATGCGTCAACGGTTTGTGGCTCAATATCTGGAATCTGCTTGTAGTCGTCTTGAACAATTCCCGGTTTCCTACTCAATGCGCCTGCTACCGCGATCCCCAGCATATAAAAATCTGCGATCTGCAATCCGAGATAGCCTTCCACCAAATCTCTCAGCTTTGGATACCGCAGAATTTTAAGATAGCGTGTCATTCGAGCCCAAAGAACGTCATCTTGCCAGTGCGCCTGCTGATGGATGAGCGGACCCATCGCGCGCATTGCGTCGTCTGCGCTTGCCACACAAGCAGCAGAGATCGATTCAGAAATGGCTCGAATATATCCAACACTTCTTTTTATAAAATGCGGATACAACAATATCTGCGGTGGAGGAAGAAAATTGCAGTTCAAAACAATTTCCCGGGAAAGTAATTCCAACTCCCAATCGAAAGCTCTATACTCTTTTTCAAGCGAATCCGAATATTTTGATGAATCACCGATCTCACTAAAGCTATTCCACACTTGAAACCAACAACTAAATAGATTTTTGCTCTTCAAATAATTACGAAGCAAGTGATATTGATTTTGCATCGCACTTTCTGTTCGATCTAGCAATTTTTGGCCTGGTGCGTGGGGAAACGGGATCATGAAAAGATCTGTGAAATATCTGGGCGTCCAAGAGTGGATCTAAAACAACACTCGGACTGCAACCAATGCTAGTAGGAACGCCCCATAGACTCAAGAGCTAAGCATAAGCGCTAAGCTCCATCCTTATCGATTTTGCTAGGCCGGCCAAGTCGCCGTACATTGTCTTTGAGTTAATCCCCATCTTGCGAAGCGCCACAAAGACCCCCTCATAGAGGTCCGGTGGGATTATCATCTTGACCATATCAACCTTTGAGTACAAGTCAAGAGAAAGTATTTCCTCGATTCTTTTTTCTAAGCTACCGGATATTAGAAAAGTTCCGAACTGACGATCTATCCTCGCATTCGATTCAACAGACTCTGACACCCAAGCCACGTCATAAGTATATCTATCAATGACATTTTCAAAAATTTCGTCCTGCCTCTCATTCATCGAAAGCCTGGTCTCATTGAATTTCTTATCTCTGGTCCCAATATAAGCGAGAGATTGGTCCATGAGTGCAGAGTAATCTAAATAAAACAACGAAAAACTATTTCCCGCGCGGGGATTGTACGCCTCAAGCGCAAAATACAGAGCAATGTAAGGACTAGTTGTAAAGTCTATTAACCTTGTCGGTGCTCCATAGTGCTGCATCGCTGAAAGCCATGACAACTTTGATTCTGGCTTGTGCTCTTGTCCGCAATAGATTCGGTATTTTGATTTAAACGATTTGAGCGCGTAATCCTCAAAATTTCTAGCTTGATCGACACTCCACAAACTTCCTAACAATCGTTCCAGCGACGATTGAAGCCCCCAGCTGGAATCTGCTTGCCCTCGAAAGATGTATCTGTTTGGAAGTGCGTTGAGTTCGTGCGCCAAATCCTCCATTGACGCCACATGCTTCTCCACTATCATTCTCTAACCTCGCGGTATCCCTTTTTGATGGCGGCAAGCGTTTCTTCTTTGCCTGCCTCGCTGTCAACGACAACTTTTCTTGCGTCGCCAGCAAATGAAATGGTCGTCAGCGGCTTCCCGCGCTCTTCCTGTATCACGGCAGAAGCTGCGTTCCCCGTGGCTGCCGTGGACCTCGCGACCGCAATCACTGCTTCTTCGTCCAAGGACTTCCCTCCGACGGACACGCTGCCTTGGTCGCCATTCATCTGTTGGCAGTAGTACGACATCGGGCGCTGGAAAAGCTCGTCGGCATCTACAGGATTAGGGCCAGTAAAGCTCGCCTTGAACCGACGTACCGCGTACGCGCTGAGAATCTTCTGGACGAAGCCTTCGGGGTCGCGAATTTTGTCGACGCGCACGCTTATAGCATTCTCAACAACCGCTGCGGTGGACTGCATGAGTCGCTCGATCTTTCCAGCGATGGCCTGCACCTCGTTAGCCACGCGGGCCTTCCGCCCAATGCCCAAAAGTCCAAGACTTGCGTCGAAATAGACGTACGTGTATGGGCCAGCGTCGTCCAGCATTTCTTGAAAATCGCCACTCTGTTCGTCGTACTTCTCGACAGTAGCCTTTGTTATCCGGCCAATTGCGAACCGACCGGCATCCGCCGTAATGTGTTCAACGTTTCCGATATGCCATACGTTGTTGTATTTGAGCTCCAACGAGGGCTTTTGCGCTAGCCCTAGCTCAAACAATTCTCGCGGCTTGATTCCCGGATCAAAAAGTTGGACCTGCGCGGGTTTGATGAACTTGATCCGGTATAGGTGATATTCGCTGGCCCGCATGTTACGCTTCTTATTAACGTTTATTCGATGTGCATAAAAGAGCAAGCTGCCCCGAGTGATCCATGCGCCTGCTGGGTGCGAACATACCACACGTGGCGTCGGCAGTGTTGCCGGAACGGCTGGTCCAAACGAAGGGATTCATCAGTTCGCCCTAATTCGACTTCAAGACGATCCGCGAGGACTTGGACCGGTTGGTAGAGACGATGGGTTGCGATCCAATCCGCCACGGCTTTGGAATCGCTCTCAGGGAGGCTGGCGTTAGGAACGGCACTAGCGGCGCTATGACGGGCCGCAGTGATGGAAGCATAGCGCGTCGCTGCGGAGATGACCATTGGCCCCTCCGCCTGTGAAACGCCGGCATGCGCGGCAAATTGCTTACGGCATGGAACACAAGTACATAGGGGTTCCGATTTCGGTTGCGCATTTTTGGTCCGCGCTACATGGATTGATGAGGGGGCCGCACGCGCACCACACGAGCGGCCGGCCTTGCTTACGGTAAATACGTCCGCGTATGTGACCTCCTCCCACGCCTGTCATTTTCTATTCGCGCTACAATATGGAGGGATACCTCGCTTCTGGTAATAAGGTTAAGTTCAAATGAAACCACGCGCATTCATCGGATCTTCCGTCGAAGGACTGGATGTGGCTTACGCCATTCAGCAGAATCTTCTACACGACGTTGAGGCGACAGTCTGGACACAGGGAGTTTTCGAACTCTCCGCAACCACCATTGAATCGCTAACTGACGCCTTAAACAATAACGATTTTGCAATATTCGCATTCACGCCGGATGACGTCAGCAAAATAAGAGGCAAGGAGAGCGCGACGGTTCGTGATAACGTGCTTTTCGAGTTAGGTTTGTTTATTGGAAGGCTTGGTCGCGAGCGCGTGTTCTTCGTAACGCCGGCCGACTCGGAAATGCACATGCCTACCGACCTCCTAGGGATTACCGCTGGTCGATTCGATGCGGCACGCAGTGACAAAAATCTCAAGGCCGCGACTGGCCCCGTCTGCCACGAAATGCGCACAAAGATTCAGAAACTCGGACTATTGAATCCCGAGAAGATTAAGCCGAATGAACCCGAAGCTAGCGAATCAGAAGCACTAGAAAGAAACTGGCTATATGAATTTGCAACCGGGAATTATTCTGAATCAAAAATAAAAATAAACGAGAAATTGCGGTTAGTGACAGATGCGCAGGAAAAAGATGATCTCCTCACGTGGCTCCGTTACGTGGAATACAAGGCGGATCAGACTAATGGCATAAAAAGCATTGTTGACTGGCTGGATCAAAACAAGACAAAGCCAAGAATCATCCAACTTCTTTTTAGGTTCCTTCACTGGGAAGGGTTCAACGACGAGGTGATCTCTCTCGCTGATACCCTTGGAGGTGATGCCAAGAATTTTCCCTCTGTTAAGGCCGCCATTTCTGACTGTTATGTAGCGTTGGGGGAAACTGAAGCAGCCAAAAACATTTTACGAGACGGAGGGGACGTCAACTCGGAGCTAACAACTAAGCTGGTTGATTTGTACAGCGAGAGCGGGGACCACTTCACGGCTTTTTCCATTGCACAGTCGGCATTAAAATCTCTTCCGAACGACGAGAATCTTCAATATAAGTGCGCGCGCACTGCCATCGAACTGAAGGAAATTAAGATTGCCCTGTATTTGCTCCGCAACCTAACCCGAATTGCTCCCGAAAACCCAGAATACTGGGGATATCTCGGGAACTGCTGCCTGGACCTAGATTTTCACGACCAAGCCTTGGTTGCTTATCGTAAGGCAGACGAGTTATCAGAGGAAAAAGCGGAGTGGATATGCGGGAACATCGGCAACCTATTCTCCAATCTCGCACTACCCAGCGAGGCTATAAATCATTTGAAGCGAGCATTGGCATTGAACGAAGACTCAGCATACGCACACGATCGTCTCTCGCAAGCCTTAAACAGCAAGAAAGAGCGAGAAAACTCTTTGGAGTCCGTTTGCGACGAGGGGCGCCTGCAATTGAGGAATTGGAAGAAGCCGGATATTCGGACCGCACTCTCTGGCGGCCTCCTCGGCAGCCTTCTTTTAAAAGACCTAAATCTAGACAAAACGAAGGTTCAGTAGAAACTTGAGATGAATAGACCTTCCCTATCGGAGGCATGCCTGATGTGCCTTCGGCTTTAGCACCTCGAAAACCCGAGCCGATTCTTCAATAATCTCCTGCCTAGTCGGATTGCCTAGTACTTGCAAATCACTTGCCAGGGTTTGACTGTTAATCATAATCCGTCGATTCTCCAGCACAGCAAGTAATCGCCTCTTTTTACGTGACTTATCGGCACTACGGATATCGGGATACTTATGAGCTATCCAAAGGTCTAGCACCGCATTAAGATCAACAACTAACCCACCTCTACGATTACGCATCTTAAGAACGTAAGTAACGAATTCTCTTTCACTAGGCGCACATTGTTGGATTCGAGCAATAGTATCTAGCATACGCTCTGATACGGACTTAGCCATAGGAATGCGTACGTTATTCTCACGGGCCGATTGCTTAGTAAGTACTTCACCTGTACTAGTATCAACCCACGTATCAGGCTCAACCGTGGTTACTGTCTGCCTATGGAAACGTTTAGTGTGTAGCCAACCCGCTACCTTTAACTTGGTCTTAGGTATTCCTCGAAACGTTCCCGATATAGGTACATATCGAGGATCGTCTAGCACTATAACTTTCTTGACGCTATCCGCCAACCGACCAAAGTACTGATATGGATTACCTACCGTATTTAAGACTTGACTAAATGTAGCTTGATGCTCATTTATCTCCGCATCGGTAATCTTACGGGTTACGAATAGATGGGGGTATTTTATTCTATCCGGATCAATAGCCCGGTCTGCTGCCTCTGCAATTGCATCATCTAACTTGTAAGTCATGTGTCCTGATTCACTCCATGAGAGAATACTTTCTATATAGTAGACAGAATCTCTGAAAGCCCCGTCCAGTAAGGGTTTCAGCTTTCCAAACTTGCGGTAATACCGCGTATTTGTGGGATTTCGGCAGCAGATGTACCGGGGGGGGGTGTTCTTAAATTTTAGGCAATTTGGGCTGGACACCGACAGGTTCCTCGCAAAATAACGCTAAGTCCAAATAAAAGGCTCAATAACGCGCCTTAGCTCCTAATCCTGGCCTGTCACGGCTAATCCGGGTCATAGCGTTGTGAGCGCGGGCGCGCCCGTGAGGCTAGGGGGCTTCGGGTACCTTCCTGCTACGTCTCTATACCCTCACCGGTCAGAGCGGCTCCTAGGTGCAAACGGAGAGGCATTCTGAAGGCTTTAGTAACCCACAGGCCCCGTGCATTCCGCACCATACCGGCGCTTGTCATTTCCTCCGGCGTCTTGCAACGGCGGTTCGCCGGTTCGTATGAACCGTTAGACCTAAGCTCACCAAAGTTTCCGGTCCTATGCGCATCGAAGCCCCGCGAGGAGCGAAACCGCTCCCCACAGGACGGACACACATTGTTGTCGTTAGACTGGCGCAACTTCGCTACCTTGGTCCCTGAACGCTTGTAGCTGGCTTAGCAAACCCTCGATAGCCTCAAGCTCGAATTCTCGAGCCTTTGCCGGGTCCGCCTTGGCTAGCTTTTGGATCGAGCGATTAATGTCATAGGCTGCAATGCTGGCTTTGCGCATGGTCTCGCCCAATGCAAACAATTCACTTGATTTTTTCATCTGTAGTCCTATTAAATTAGTCCATAACGAAGCTGATAGCTATACGAACCTTGGCCCCTCATGCGTTGGTCCATACGCTTGTCTACAAGGGCTTGGAACACAGGCAGCAGTTCTTTAGCGTCCTCAGCCGTTAAGCCGCCGCGTCCGGTTCCGTCCAAGTGGAAATGCAAGTCTCCACCGGAAGCGCCGCCACCTGAGACGGGAACGCTACCTACAGCACCACCGTTAGCGAAGTGCGCCATATGGCCGGAGTTGATCGACTCAAGCAACCCGCGATACTTCCGCGTGGACGCCGCGTTAATCACAAACTCACCATTGGAGAGCATCGCGGGGATACTGTCGCTAGTGCCTGTACCGGGGCCGCTGATATGCCCGCCGTCCGCGTAGTGACCCACCGCGCCACCTGTGGAGAACCCGGACATACCGATGGATTGGAAAATCTGCATTTCGGCCTGACGCAGCGCAATTTTCGCCATATCGGCCAGAATGCTTGCGGTGAACTGGCTAAAGCTACCCTTGCCGGTCGTGACGAACTCCTCTAGCGCGTTAGCCGAGTCTTGCCACGCGGTTGTAAATGCTTTGGCCGCTGTTTGCGCAGTAGTCATAGCACCGCTGCCAAGCTGAGTAATCGCCAAGCGCATTTGATCCGAGTAACTACCTCGAATGTCTTGGTCTCTCGCTAGCTGAGCCTCAAGGGCCGCCGTTTGGTCGTCGTACGAAGCCTGCAAGCGTTGCAGCTTAGCCGCGTACTCCTGTTGGTCGGCGGTAGGCCCCTCGTATTGCTCCTTGAGCCTGGCTTTCTCCTGCTCGAACCGTTGCAGCAATTGCAGCCGTTGGGAGTCGTCTACGCGCTGCTGTGGTGTCTTGAACATTTCCGCGTAGGACGCAGCGTACGAGGCCTTTTGCTTGCGTAACGTCTCGGCTTGTTCATCCGCAAACTTCTGAACACTGGCGGTACGCCGTTGCTCAAACGTGCTGATAGCGTTCGTGTAATCCTGTTCGGCCTTTACCCGCTCGTCCACCAGCTTTTGCCAGTCTCTATGGGCCTGAATGCGTGCGGTTTGTTCCTTCTTACCCGCTGCAATCTGCTCGCGCTTTGCAGCGTTAGCAATCTCCTCGTCGAGAAACTTAAGGTTAATGTCCCTAACGCTCGCGTAGTAGTCCTCGTATGACCTCCGGCCCGTGTCATAGTCGGCCCGAGCCTGAGCTAACGCCGCCTTGCGTTGACTCTCGATAGCAGCGTTTTGCGCCGCCATGTCAGCCATTCGAGCAGAGTTGACCGCGCCCGCGTTGCTTTTAGGCTTAGGGTCCTTGTACTTCTCGTTAATGTCGGCAACCAACTTGCGATAGTCGTCGTCCGAGAATTGCCCACCACCGGCCAGCACTGTTGCACGATCCCGGTTAAGCTGCTCTAGCTCCTTCTGCCGCTTCTGCGCGTTAGACATGATTTGGTCCCGCATCGCGTCTACGCGCTTCTCCGCTTCTACAGCGGCGGCCTGGCGCTGCGTCAGGGCGGCTTGGTACGAGGCGTTATCTTCTTGGCTCCGTTTGAGCCGCTTAAGGGCTCCAATCTGCGAGTCGATGGCCTCTAGGTCCTGTGGCGTGACGAACCGGCCCATGCGTTGCTTTTGGAGGTTGGCTATTTGGTCGTCAATCGTTTCATTGCCGCTCGTCTGACGCTTGAGGTGTTGCCAGTACTCATCAACAGCAGAAGTGAGGCTACGCCATGCTTGAGCAGCCAAGGAAAGATGCTGCGTGGACGATTGCTGCACTTGAGCCGTGGCGGCATCGATAACCGTTTGGAGCGCCGCGTGCTTGTCTCCGGCCTTCTGCAACGCCTCGATATGCTGATACGTCGCTACGTCCATGAAGTGCATAGACTGGTTATGTTCGTACGCCCATTTAGCCGGGTCCTCTGCGAGCTTCGCATACTCCTTGCTCACGTCCTCCAGCGCCTTCCCGGAGATTTGCGAGGTGCGGAGAATAGCGGTAGCCACGCCCTCCATTTCTGAGGCGGTGTATTGACCACTAGCCGCCAGGTCTCGCAACACCTCGGACGCCTTTCCGAGGCTGCTACCGGAGAGGAAACTAACGCGCTGTTCCATGCTGGTGAAGCTCTGCGCCGTGAGTCCAGCATAGTTGTTCGTGAGGGCCAATGCAGCGTTAAATTGCTTCATTTCCTCCGAGCCCTTCACAGCCGCCGTAATCAGGCCGCCAATAGCCGCAGCGAAAACACCCGCAGCTAGGCCCGCACTGCTGAACAGCAACGATAACGCGTCCGTACGCTCGCCCAAGACCATCAACGAGCCGCCAAACTTGGACCAATTACCCTGAGACGCTTCGTGCGCCAACACAAGCATTTCACGCCGTGCGCCCGCGCTGCTGACGCTGAATTCGTGCGTGTGCTTGCTGGCTTCCTCGATCTTGCTAATGTAGCCTGAGACCGACTCCGCCACGCCCAATTGTGAGGCCCTCATTTGCAAAAGCTCAGCGCGTGTTTTACCCGCTTGGTCGGCGGTGCGTGATAGCTGGCTCACGAAGTTATTGATTGCGCGGGCGGACGCGTTGGAGCCGGTCTGTGCGGCCTCTGCGATTGCCTTTTGGGCTACCTCAACGCGCCTCGCGGCTGCCTCCTGTGACTGCTGGAACGCCTCGGCGGAGCGCCGCGCTCGGTCTAGTTCCGCCGTGTACCCGCTCGCATCGGCGGTTACCTTTACTGTTGTGCGGTTATCCGCCATTGCTAACAACCTCCTGTATTTTGTCTGAAACAGCCTTTCCCGCCTCCGGGCGCTTAGCCTCGTAAGCCGGACGAATGAACGGCTTGGCGGCCATTTTCGACGTGCCGAATTCGAGTAGCCGGGCGTACCACGCGTCTTGATTGATAAACACAGAGTACGTGGCAATCTCGCCTGCTACCGACTCCTCAGGGACGTAGGTAGTCTTGATTGCGTTTTCTAACGTACCGGTGCGGTAGTGCGGCATAGCAAGTACCTTGATTTCCTGGTAAAACACAAAAGTCCCGGCTAACGCACCTTTGCGGAGCGCGGCCTCCGAAGTAGCCCGCGCGGCATTTTCTAGGACGTCAGTCAGGGCGCTTGGATTTTGAACGGTGAATGATTTTGACGGCAATCTGTCCTCCTAAAAGACGCCGTAGAACAGCCAGCCGGTGATAGGCTTCGCATAGTTCAGTCCGCTCGTACTTGAGTACATCCAGGACACGCCGTTAGAGTCAATGGTGATGATCGGGGGCGGAGTCTGCTGAGTGGTGTGCGCAAACAGAAAATCCGGTTGGAAACTCCAGAAGGGTGTACCGCTGCTGAGGTCCGCTGACATCTGGCCGTTGAAACCCTTGAGCTGTACCGCGCCCACGATACGCCCTAGCCGGTCTGACGTGTCCAGGAGCAAAGCCCCGGACGCGTTGAATAACTGTAGACCGGCGGGCATTAGCGGGGCTCCCGTCGCTCAGCGGCCGCATGCTGGTCCTGAAAATCGCCAGCCTGGGTGTAGTGCTTTTTCGCTTGTGCCAAATCAGCCATAATCCGCTTATGAGGCCTACTGGGGAGTGCCCATAGCCGCTGTGCCTCCGCGAACGCCTCCTTTCCCTTCCGAAGGTGGTATTGCGACATACGTAGAGCGTGTCCGTGCTTGCCCTTTGCCGTGTCCACCATGCGCGAGAGCATAGCGTCCACTTGTCCGGTTGTGCCGGTAATCGCGATAGGCCAGTTTGGACCAATTAGACGATCATGAAGCCTCAGCCGAATTTCGTTATATCGAAGGCATACGCGCTTGTTGCCTACCGTACGATACGTCAGTACGCCTACACTATCAGCCAGCCGGCTAAGGGTTCGCCTTTGGAATGCCGGAACTACGTTATAGCTCACGGGGCCTCCCACGCACAAACAAGCTCACCAACAGCCTCATAGGGGACACCCAACCGTTCGCAGATGGTATGCAACTCATCAAGGATAGAATCGGGGATATATACTTTGAGATGTCGGTTCGTGATGTCGCCGCTAACGTTGAAAATCGGCGCATTACATCGCCCAAGCGATCCGGCCTTATGCCGGAACCACCAGAAAGGTGGATGCTTAGCTTTACGCGCCTCCGCGCACAACTTCTCCCAAGCTGCGTTGCTGACTTTGTAGCGTCGCTCAGAGGACAGCATCATCATTCGATCTCCGCTTCAGCGAGCGCGAACCCAATGAGCTTATGCTCCGCCATCGCCTTAAGAGTGTCGTTCCTCGCAATGACGATGCGCGCTAAAGCGTTATCGCGGTCCGCCTCCGCAATCAGATCCTTAAGGCCCCGCTCATCCTTGCCCACCAAGATACCGAGGTAATCAAATGCTAGTTTCATAGTCATCCTTATTATTTAATGGGCGGAGTTGCCCGCCCGACGAAGCATCTTAGGCCGAGAGCGACACTTCCACCGCAGCGCCCGGAACGAACTGCCAGTCAATGTATTGCCTTGCGGCGAGGGCCACCTGCTCCGTCTGAAACATGTTCACCGGCACATTAGCTGCCACGCCTTTGAGGCCGTAAATATCGGCGTGCTCCATAGCGTCTACTGCTGCATCGCCGATGTACGCAAGCACGCGAGTGGCGTCCACAATAAACACCTTCCCAAGTGGAACCCCATACGAGCAGATTGCAGGTAGGCCACCGTAGTAACCACCCCGTGCCGTGATTTGCGTCTCTGTCGGACTACGCAGCGTAATGGCGGTAAGCGGATTCATAACTACGCACGCTTGCGTAACGTCCCCGGTGAACGCTTCGATCCCCGCATTGAATCCGACAGCCTGTGTTGCCGCCGCTGCAAGGCCTTCTGGCGATACTGCGTCACGGGCCTGAACGCCTGCAAACGCGTTATCAATGCCTCGACTGAGGGCACGCACAAGCATACCGGCAACAGTGGCCTCCGCAGTTTCGCTTGTGTCTTGAATCAGTTCTTTTGAGATTACCGCACAGATAGCGGCACTCCGTTTGTCCACAAGTTGGACGCCGACAGAGCCCTGCGTAACCGGCATCGGGGCTCCCTCTCCATAGAATGCACCGGCCAAAGGAGTTTCTTCAACGTTGATCCGAGTAATCGCAGGAAGCTGCACCAAGCCATGCATTTGACCAAGGATCGAACGGCTAAAGACGGCTTGCACGAACTCGGATCGGCTAATAGCCCCTACTGCGAGTCCTTGAGGGTTGGCGTCAGTACCAACCAGCATAGGTGCTACGGACGCTTTAACGTACTCAGCGGCGGGGGAATGTTCGCCCCATCGGCGTTCTGCATACATTGCGGCGTTGCGTCCGTCAGCTGCCTTTGCGATAGCGGCACGGATAAACGTATTGTCTTGCATGCGGATAGGTTCAATCATGGTCATGTCCTTTTGATAGTGAAATTCTGTGGATTTAAATGCAGTGATACGGGCGTCCGGGTTGGCGGGCACGGAGACGAGGCTAAGCTGATGAACGTCCGCTTTCGTGTAGAGTGTTCCACCGTTGGATAGCTGCTGAGACTTCAGGGGACGGAATCCGATGCTTACGGCCTTGATGATTCCGCTCTTGACGCTATGCCAGGCGGTATCGGTGCGTGTCTTTACTTCGCCCGGTTCGTCCACCTTAGCGATATGTGCACGGAACGGGAGCCCCTTGGCGGTAGGCGTTCCGAATGTCACAGTTCCGACGGGCTTAGCGTGGTCGTGCCCGAGCAACAACGGCGCTTCCCTTTGGAACGTGAGGCCCAAGGGGTCAACAATGTCGTTAACCCGGTCGATAGTGGGTGTGCTAGCGATACCCTCAATCTCTCGTCTATCCTCTGCAATCGCCTTAACGACGATCTCTGAAAACATTTTGTCCATCAATTCCTTTTATTTAGGGTGCCTAAATTAATCCGCGTTAGGCGTTCGCGGTTTGTCAGTAACTTTTTACGGTTGCTGTGTCTCTAAGTACTGCGCTAGAGCGCGGCGGATAATCTCGCTTACGTCTAAGTCTTGCTCAGCGGCGCAGATGCGGACGGCTCTTTGCATATCTGGCCGAGTTTTAAAGCTCATGGTGCGCAGTTCGCCGCCGTGTGGCTTGCGCCGCGCCGTGATCTCCACTGAGACCATGGATTTTCTCTCCCGTTGGTAATACCGCTGATTAGACAAAGTGGACCGGATGCCAAATCATCGCAGCATTGCCGATCCGCACGCACAAACATACGAACAATAAAACGGCTGCTTCCTTCACATGTACTCCTAATTTAATGTATGTTAGCTATCCAAGCGGCGGATAGGCGGTTAGTTGAACGGGTTACGGTGGTCGATTCCAACCCGCGTGCCCTCGGGCATCACATACGCAGCGAGACGCGCCGCGCGCTCATGATCGTTAGTACAGTGCCGCGCCACAATCTTGACCTGCGCCGCGCCCCTGCATTGCTTCGTGGTCGCTTGAGTAGCTTCGAATCCGTAGTGCGTGAGCGTTGCCACTACCTGGCGGTGTGCCGCGCGGCTCTCGGTTTTAGGCGTATCGATAAAGAGTGTCTTATACATTGGGTCTACCTAGTTGTGTTTGTGGCTATTGGCCGCGCTTTCCGCCAGCCTACGCCGTGCGTGTTCGGCGCGCTTATGATTCCCACTACCACCTCCGCGCCTTATTACCTTACCCCGTGCTTCCGCCGTCCCCGCCGTCCGGGAGTGCTGATACTCCCTTGATCCAATCGGTCTATGCTCCATTTCCTCTCCGTCTAAATGTGTCGCCTAGTGCGCCTCATAACCGCACTAAAGAACCATCGAAAAACCTTTGCAGCTACCCCACTTCGCTCTACGCAACCTGAAACAAGTTGCGGATTCGGCGGCTACTGCCCATGTTGTTAAAGATCGCTTCCCAACACCGCGGTCGCCTTGCCGGGATGGTTTGTAGCAAGCTGCACTACCAACACGGCGGAGTATGCCAGCAAGCTTCACTACCAACAAGCGGTTTCGGCAAATTTGTTGCTCTGTGGCTGTTGTGCTACACTACCAACAAACAGGAGGGTATATGCGTGGACGTATTAACAGAGCGGGTGAGGCCAAGGGACTTAAGCGGCTCGCAGAGGAAAATGCGGGCGAGTCTCCGATGGAGCCGGACGTGAGCATGTTGCCTGCATCAGCCTTACCGTCTCCGGCTATTCGAAACGGCGTCAAGACTGAGCGCGATACGCAACCAGTGCAGGTCCGCATGCTTAAGGCGCAAATTAAAGTGCTTAAGCAGATTGCGACGCAGGAAGAACGCTCAGCAAGCGACGTTATCCGGGAACTGGTAGACAGATATATAGAGGAATGCCTCAGGACTTGGCCCGAGGGAGATCGCTTGGACATTCTGCAAAGCACGATCCGACAGGCGGGATACTGGGACGAATTTGAGCGCGCGCCCTCTACTTGGCCCAATGTATGA